AAGATATAAAGAAATAGAATTTGAGACATTGGGTGTTGATAATAGTTCAAAGATGGTTAAGTTAAAAATCATAGCACCTAAGAACTTATTTGGTATAGAAACACCCGTAAAATTTTCAACATTGAGAAGGGGACCTTTTACAAAAACCGATACTGGTAAAAAAAGAAATGAAAATATAGAAAAAACACTTGACTCATATATGAAAAATGTTGTATATTCTATTATGGAAAATGATAAAATCGCCATAGAAGAATGTGTAACTATAGGACAAAAAATTGGTAATGATATTATATTAGGAAAAAATAGGGATAGGAATTATAGACCTAATATATCGATAGTAAGAGAATTACTTAATGATGAAACGGAAGCGTGTTATTGTATAGATAATGATACTGATTGGTGTGAAGGTATTAATTCACATGGAATAGGTATTGTAAATTCTGCATTATTCGTAAAAAGAGATGAAAAAGATTATAAATTAAGTAAAAAAACAAGTGCACCTTCAAAAGATGGTAATAGAATTAGACAAGCTTTGGGTTATGATAATTTAAAAGATGTTGTTAGGTCATTAGTAAACTTTGAAAAGGGTATTAAAGGACATACTACTGTAAGTGATGGTAAAAAAATAGTTGTTATAGAAAATACTTCAAGAATCAAACCTACTGTACAAATTCATGATTTAAATGTACCTGTTGTTAGGTCTAATCATGGTATAAAGCATCCAGAACAGGGATATACAAGAGGACCAGATAGGGTTTCATCACAAACACGAATGAGATACGCTATAGATTTAATAAAAACCATTAAAGATTATAAAAAACTATTTCCTGCGATGTATAATCATACACAAAAGTTAGGTCCTAAGTTTGATATTGTTAGAAGTCAAAATAAACTCTGGACATCAAGTCAATTATTATGTAATTTAAATAAATTAAAAGTAATGTTATATTTGATACCTGGTAAAGTACATTTTAAGGGAATTGTTAATAAATTACCTGATGGATATAAGTCAAAAATAAATTTAGAAATTAGACAATATGAACATTCACCTGATGATAAGTATGATACTTATGTTACTACAGATAAAGTAAAAAAACCAACTATTTTAGATAAAAAAGTTAATGTGAAAGAGAGTAAAATACAAGAAGAAAAAGAAATTACAAAAGTTATAGGTATTTATGGTGGTAGGTTTCAACCATTTGGTCCTCACCATTTAAAAACTTATGAATGGTTGAAAAGTAAAGTAGATGAGGCTTATATTACTACAAGTGATATTAAAAAACCACCTAAACATCCTATGAACTATGCAGAAAAAGTTAGACACATGGTAAAAATGGGAATTCCTGCTAATAAAATTATAAAAGAGAAAACACCTTATGTTGCTAAAAATACATTAAGTAAATTTGATCCAAATACTACAGCTGTTGTTTATATATTTGGTAAAAAAGATGCTGGTAGATTAACAGGTGGTATGAAAAAGAGTGGTGGTAAAACATATTACCAAAATTATGATAAAAATAATTTAGTTGGATTTGAAAAACATGGGTTTATAATGACAGCTCCGCATACAAGTATGAATATTGCTGGTATGGAAATATCAGGTACAACAATGAGAAAAGTATTAGGTTCACCTAAAATAAAAGATGAAGATAGACCAAAAGTATTTAAAAAACTATTTGGATATTATGATAAAGGTGTGTATAATATGATGACTAATAAATTTAAAAAATTATTTGAATTTATTGAAAATGTAAAACCTTTATTAAAGGAAGTTAGTGCATTAGGGCATCATTTTAATGGTAGTAGCATTACGGATGAGGGATTTTATGATTTCTTTAGAACATTCGATGATTATACCAGAGTATCTCCTAAACATGCTGAAATTTTAGGTTGGAGTGTTCTTGGGGACATTATAAATAGAGATAGGGCTATTAGTCCACGATTAGACTTAACTTTTCAACGATTAGATACTGCTGGTGGTGATACTGCAGTTGACACTGTAACTTTTGGTAAAACTGTAAATCAAACTACAAGAAATACAAGTAGTGTATCGGACCCATTTCCTGCACATGAAAAACACATGAGAAATATTATCAAAAAAATGGGTTGGGAAGTTGTAAAATTTATGGGACAAAAAACTGTTGATATAGAAGATTCAGAATTGGCAGATATGATGACTATTTTATCAAAATCAGCAAGAGAAAAGGTTTTAAAAGAACATAAACGGGAGTTATTACTTATGGGTGGAGCTTATGGACACATGAGTCATCCTTTCGATGACAATGATTTAACATTTGCAGATTTAAAGAATATAATCACATTGGGATTAGGCGGTAATTTAGATAGAGAAGATGGAGTTACTGAAAAACTTGATGGACAGAACTTAATGATAAGTTGGGTTGATGGTGAATTAAAAGCAGCTCGTAATAAAGGACATTTAAAGAACAAAGGTGCCACTGCTCCAAATACAGATGGTGTTAAGAGTATATTTGCTGGTAGGGGTAATGTAGAAAAGGCATTTGTTAGTGCTATGACAGATTTATCGAGAGCTGTAAAGGGATTAAGTGATAAGCAAAAAGAAAAAGTATTTGGTAATGGTAGTAAATGGATGAATTTAGAAATAATGTTTCCAGCAACTGCCAATGTTGTGGATTATGATGTAGCCGAAATAATATTTCATGGTACAATAGAATATGATGATAGTGGCAGTCCAATTGGCCAACCAAAAGATAGTGCTAGAATGTTAGCAGGAATGATTAAACAAGCTAATGCTAATGTACAAAAAACATTTAAGATAGGAAAACCAAACTTTCTAACAGTACCTAAAACTCAAGACTTCGGTAAAAAGAAAAGTTACTTTTTAGGTAAGTTAAATAAAATACAAAATGAATATGCATTAAAAGATACAAGTAGGTTAGGTGAATATCATCAGGCATTTTGGCAAGAATATGTATTTAATGCGAGTAAACAATTCGGTGTTAAGTTAAAGACTAATGAATTTGTTCAGTTGGTAAATAGATGGGCATATTTTGATAAATCATATAAAGTACCTATGATTAAAAAGGATTACGCAGATAGACCAGAATTTTTAGATTGGATATTGTCTACTGATAAAAATGACCATAGTAAAATATTTAAAGATAATATTAAACCAATAGAAACATTATTTTTTGAAGTTGGTGCAGAAATATTAAAAAATATAGTTGGGTATATGGCAGCTTCACCAGATAAAACTATCCAAAAAATGAGAAAAGAAGTTGAATCAGCATTAAAGGATTTAAAGAGTGGTGGTAATCCAGAAAAACTTAAAAAATTAAAGTTACAAATAGAAAAACTTGAAGCTATTGGTGGAGTAAATGCTATTGTTCCAACAGAAGGTATAGTTTTTAAATATAAAGGTAATGTGTATAAGTTTACAGGTGCTTTCGCACCTATCAACCAGATTTTAGGAAGTTTAAAGTTTGGGTAGACTATTTATTATTAGGAGAAAATTATGAACAATCCATTAGCAAAATTATATAGTTGGCAAGTATCAAGTGGTCAATTAGATGGTTGGACATCTTATCACTTGGCAGCTGGTTTATTTATCGCAAAGGTAGCACAATGGTTGGGAGCAACTGATTTGTGGGCTGTCCTTTGGGTATTGATTATTGGTGTAGCTTGGGAAATTTTTGAAGTATTTGTAGAAGGTACAGAAGAAACTTATGGTACAAAAAAGAAGTGGGCTTATAACACAGCAGCAGACATTATTGTCGAGGTTGGTGCTGCAGCGTGGATGGTCTGGTAGGGTAATCATAAACAGGAAAATAAAATGTGTGAATGTGAAAATTGCAATTGTGGAAAATAATGAGGTAATATATGGGTTATAGTAAAGAGCAAGAACGACAGAATAAAGTTCTTGGAGATTTGTTGGCAGGTAGAGAACCTGAAAAACGAATCATGGTTGGGTATGAAGGACAAAAAGAAAAACAAGGTGTGGAAAGTGATTTGACAAAAATCATGCAAGAAGTTAGAATGCCTTTGTTTTGTCCTGAGTGTGATAAAGTGATGAAAAAGAAATTAGACAATAAGTTCTGGAGATTAATGGGACATTGTTTTGATTGTCAAATTGAAATTGAAAATAAACTTCGTATTGAGGGTAAATATGATGAATGGGAAAAGAAGAAAATATTAGAAAATAAAAAATCTTTTCTACATGATTTAAAACAAAGTATTGATGATTTTGAAAAGACAGAAGGTAAGGCTGAATTTTTTAATAGTGTTGGTGTTAGAGAAGTTGAACTTGAAACAGAAAAATGGTCTATGGGTGAAGAAAGATTTAATAAGTTGATAACTGAGGCTAGAGAATATATACAATCATTAGAGGATGAAATAGAGGATGAGCAACAGAAAATTGATAGTCCCTGAGGACTTAGTAATTGAAATAATGGGTATAGTTTCTCAACTTGGTAGAACAGCTAATGATTATCATAGAAAAATACTTGGTGAAGATAACGAGGCCGTAATAAAAGTTTATGAAAGAATAATACATAAGTTAATGGATTTAGATGAGTATGGTGAAGAAGATAATTCATTATCTGATATGTTAGATTCATTTGGAATTAAACTAGGAGATAAAAATGATGGGGATAATTGATTTTATATTGGGATTATTTTTTGGCAATAAAAGTAAAGAAGTCAAGGAATTAGATTCTAAAATAAAAGAAAAAGACGCTGAGGTTAAAGAGATACAAAAAAAAGTTGAAGTTCTTGAAAAGAAAAAGAAAGTCAATAAAAAAGAAGTAGCGAATCTCAAACGAAAAGTTACCAATACTAAAAAACAAATTGCTAAAGCACAAAAGGCAGTAGAAGTTGATGATGCTGATGAGGCAGTAAAGTTTCTAAAGAAGTTTTCTAAATGAAGTATATAAGTTTATTGTTATTTGTTGGACTTTTATTCTCACAAGAAAAAACCTATACTTTTACAGAAGAACAGGTATTGGGATTTACTAATGAGATAAAAAGATTAGAGGTTAAGGATAGTTTAAATACTATTATGATTTCTGATTTAGAAAAGATAAATGTTAAGTTAGAAGATAATGCTAATACAGACTCAACATTATTATCTTTCAAAGATTTACAAATAGGTTTATTGAATGAAGAAATAGAATTGTATAAGCGAAAAGTAAAACTTGTTAAACCAAAGTGGTATGAAAATAAATGGTTATACTTTGGGTATGGTGCTTTTGGAGTATCAACATCAGTTTGGCTAACAGGACAATTGGTAGGAAACTAATGTCACAAGTAAAACCAATAAAAGAAGTCATTAAGGAACAATATATTCGTTGTGCGAAAGATCCTGCCTTCTTTTTAAAAACATTCTGTATGATTCAACACCCAATAAAGGGTAAGATTCCATTTGACTTGTATAAGTTTCAAGAAAATACTATACAGGAATTTGAAAATAATCGTATGAATGTTATTTTGAAAGCTCGTCAGTTAGGTATATCAACTTTAACTGCTGGGTATTCTTTATGGATGATGACATTCCATCAGGATAAAAATATATTGGTGATTGCGACTAAACAAGATACTGCAAAGAACTTGGTTACTAAAGTTAGAGTAATGCATGCCAACCTACCAAGTTGGTTGAAACAGAGTTGTGTTGAGGATAATAAACTATCTTTGAAATATAAAAATGGTTCACAAATAAAGGCCGTATCAAGTGGAACTGAATCTGCTAGGTCAGAAGCATTATCATTGTTGGTATTAGATGAGGCCGCATTTATTGACAAGATAGATGCTATATGGACTGCTGCACAATCAACATTAACAACTGGTGGTCAATGTATTGCTTTATCTACACCAAATGGTGTTGGTAATTGGTTTCACAAAACTTGGATTGAGGCCGAAGAAGGTAGAGGAGATTTTAATTTTATCAAATTACACTGGACAGTTCACCCAGATAGAAATGAAGAGTGGAGAAAAGAACAGGATAGATTATTAGGACCATCAAGTGCTGCTCAAGAATGTGATTGTGATTTTATTACTTCTGGTACTTCTGTTATTGATGGTGTATTATTGGAGAAGTGTAAACAAACTCACAATAGAGATCCATTAGAAAGAAGAGGAGTGGATAGTAATTTATGGGTATGGGAGCCACCAAATTATGCAAAAAGTTATTTGGTATGTGCTGATGTTGGTAGAGGTGATGCTGCAGACTATTCAGCATTCCATGTAATTGATATTGAGAAGATGGAACAAGTGGCAGAATATAAAGGTAGGTTGAATACAAAAGACTATGGTAATATGTTAGTGAGTATTTCAACCGAATATAATGATGCCTTACTAATTATAGAAAACAACAATATTGGTTGGGCTACAATCCAACAAGTAATAGATAGGGATTATCCAAATCTATTTTATACAAGTAAAGATTTACAATATGTAGATGTACAACATCAACTACATAATAAGTACAGGTCACAAGAAAGAAACATGGTGGCTGGGTTTAGTACAACAATGAAAACAAGACCATTGATTATTGCTAAACTTGAAGAATATTTTAGAGATGAAAGTGTAATAGTTCGTTCAAGTAGATT